AGCTTTCGCTGGCTCTTGGGCTTCAAATGCCCATAAGTCTTGTGTGGCTCCAACGTTCTTTCAGTCAACTTCTGATGAACGGTAAAGTCCGCCCAAGTCGACCATTGCAAGTTGTCTACCTAAACTAGGAGGAGCCGATGCCTGAATCGCGTGAAGTTCTTTCTTCCGAGATCCGCAGGCTCTATTCTGAATGGCTGGAGCTCGTTGGATTAGACACCCAACGGCCTTTGGTATTCAGGTTAGAGCTCATGGATATACAAGCACTGCGCGTAATTGCTCAGCGTCTGTATACTGGCGTCCGTCTCCACTCAAGAAGGTAGAATCTTACAACTTCTTGCATCAGGGGTGGCCATGAGATATGACTTTCGTCGAAAAAGAGATAAACTGGCAGTTTTGGTAGCAATTTTCGTGATCATTTTCGTTTGTTATAATCACGTCAACTGTTCTCCCGAGCGGCCTGCTTGTTCTCTTCTAGACAAATTCATTCTCATGGTGCTGAGATGACTACGAAGTCGTGGTCTACCGTCATTGTTATACCTGACGATACCACGAAAGGGTTTCAAGGCTCCAGCTGTGCTACTTCATCTGTTACCGTTATTGGTAATAAGACGTTGCAGCATTCCCGTACTGGCCAAGCTAATTTAGGCTGGCGAGCACAGGTTCAAGCTGGTCAAAATGCCGCGACTCCCTTTTCTGCTTCTCATCAGCTCATGCTCTATAATCCAGCTAGTGGGCGTGTTGACTACACTACCCATTGCGCCGGATGTAGGACCGGACCACTTTCCACTGTGTTCGACCAGCAGACCGGGACTCGTAATATTATGACTCTCGGCCTGATTGGAAGTCACTTTGGTGGTGGCACTGATGCTTGTGCGTCTAGCCGGGCGACATCTAATTTGTATAAGAAGCTCCGCAACGCCCACCATCAATTCCAGGGTGGGGTCTTCGTTGGGGAGTTTACGAAAACACTTAAGATGTTCGCGGGTGCTGCAGGTGGTTTGCGTAAAGGAGCTTTAGGTTTCTTATCTTATTGGAAGGGGAATTCTCCGACCAAAAGCAAGAAACGCAATCGCTCCCTCAGCAAGTCAATTGCAGATCACTGGCTCGAAACGGTCTTTGGTTGGCAACCGCTAATCAATGACGTAAAGGACGCTGCTATTGCTCTTGCTAGGCTGCAGCATGAAGTTCCTGCAGTCAGGTTTAGAGTAAACGCACTTTGTGAGGAGCAAACCTTACACACCGTTACTAAATCTAATTCCGGATTATTTGGCTGGTATCTTCAAACTACCCGCTCAGTTAAAACGGAACAGATTTACTATGGTGCCTATCGGGCTTCGTTACCGGCCAATGATCCTCTCCAACGGGTAATTTCTTTGAGCGGTTTTGATCTCCGCTCTTTGATACCAACCGTTTGGGAATTGGTTCCTTGGTCGTTTCTCGTCGATTATTTTGTAAATATCGGCGAGGTGCTTGAGGCCTATACTACTGACACTAGCATTGTTGCTTGGGTTGTTTCGGTTTCCAGAAAAGAAAGTAAGGAAATTCAAACTCTTACGATCGATCCTGGATCCCACAACGCATACACCTCTGCTTTTTGTCAAGAGCAAGGTCTTAAAACTTCAGGCACACCCGGCAGGTTTGAAGTTAAGCTTCAGACCATCAACCGTCAGCCTTTAGCCCAGGTACCTTTGCTGATGCCTAGGCTTAAGATATCAAATATCTCAGGTAAACAATTTGTTAACATGGGAGCTTTGATTATCAGCAGACGGTAAGTACCCCATCCTTGGGGCCTTCAACATGTTTCTCTTTTGGAGAATAATCATGTCTTACGCACCCACCTCCCCTGTAACAGGGGGAGCTCAGACGGGATTCACGTCGCCAACCTATACGATCGCTGCCGATGTGGCACCGGACGTAAACGGGAAGCAACATGCGGTCACTGCTCTGGGCGGTACTCAAGCAGGTGTCACGGCTCACACCGTGCAGTCGCCTTTTACGGCAACATTCGTCCGGCCAAAGACTTTTAAGTCCTTGTCCGTGGTGGATCCTGTGACTGGCCAATTGCGGTCGGTACCGAAGAACAGCTGGAAGTTTATCGTCCGTAAGGGCGCTACTCCTCTAGCTGGGCAGACTCCGTCCGTCTTGATCGCCACCCTTTCGGTGGACGTTCCGGCCGGTTCGGATACTGCTGACCCTGCCAACATCCGAGCTGCGATTTCGCTGCTCGTCGGCTTGCTGAACCAGCAGTCTGCTGGTATCGGCGATAGCCTGGTGACTGGCTTGGCCTTCTAACGGTTCGCTCGTAGCTAACCAGTTATGAGTACTACCAAGGAGAACTTATGCGTGATTACGCTAAACTCAAAAGCAGTCTCCGAGACGATCTGGGGAACCTCGATAACATGCTCACTTCTGACATGTCACTCGAGGCCGCTCAGCGTTTGTGGCTTTCAAACTCATTCTGGAAGAAATTTCAGGATGATTTGGAACCGGACTGTGATCGGAAATGTCTTGCCCTCTTTTTGGAGAGTAATGACAGATGCCGGTCGTTCAATCTGGAGCCTAAAACGCTGTTTGAAGAAGTTGTCATCAATGAGGTTAAAACCTTGTTTGACAACTACTTCTTCTGCGGTCCGGACCAGTCTTACACTCTATCGGATGTTTTCGATGGATGTGGGACAGGCCCCGGTGCTAGTGTTGGAGTTGACTCTTACAACTTCTATACGAAGATGTTTGATTCAACCCTCTCTGGCACCTCAGAACGCCTCTACCGTTATTACAGGTATGCGATTATGGATAACCCTACCTGGCTTAGCGCAGAGAAAGCGCGCGAAGAAAGGTATGGGCACCTAATCGTAGGCGGCAACCGTCTTTCTTTTGTTCCGAAAACGTCGGAAGTTTCGCGTTCAATCTGTACCGAGCCTGTTCTGAATATGTTTCTTCAGAAAGGGATCGGATCTGTTTTCGAGAAAATTCTGTGGCGGAGATATCGTATTGATTTCTCCACTCAGCCTGATCTCAACAAACAGCTCGCGCGTGAAGGAAGTCTTTCGGGCCGTTTCGGCACGATCGACCTCTCTAGCGCGTCAGACAGTATAGCGCTCTCTATGCTCAAGGAAATCCTCCCGTCATATGTTTTTGACTGGCTGACCCTTGCGCGTTCTCCTACCGTCACCTACCCAGATGGCGGTGTGAGTGAGCTCTATATGGTAAGCTCTATGGGGAATGGTTTTACTTTTCCTTTACAGAGTTTACTATTCGCGACCATAGTTGCTGCTGTGTACCGGTTAGTTGGCATTAAGCTTTCTTTCCGGAACGGTCAGCCCGAGAACTTTGGCATTTTTGGCGATGATATAATTGTTGAGAAACAATGTTATCATCTTACCATACGTGCTTTAGAGCTCTTTGGGTTTTCCGTTAATGACCAAAAGTCATTTCTCTATGGCAGCTTCCGTGAATCGTGCGGCGGTGACTTTTATAGAGGCCATGATATTCGTGGCGTATATATTAAGTCACTTAAACATGATGCTGACGTTTACTCCGCGATAAACAGATTGGTCCGGTGGTCGGTTCGCTCTGGGGTCTTATTGCCTAAGACTATCCAGCTTTTAAATAGTTGGGTTGAATTTCGCCCAATTCCATTTGAAGCTGGAGATGCCGAAGGTATTAAAGTTCCAGAGCCTCCACACTCTCTTCCTCGATCCAAATACACTGGAGGGGTATTTTATTATCCCTTAGTTAAATTGGGTAAGAGTATTAGAGCGCCGCTTGATCCATCTAAAGCAGGGTTTTACCGAAAGCATAAGCTTAGAAGAGAAATCTTCTATAATGCTAACGGTTTACTCGTCGCTTTTCTCGGTGGTTTCATTCGGAACGGGCGAATCGCCCTCCGTCCGGAGGTCGACCGCTTTAAAGTCCGAAGGAGGGTCACCAGTACTTGGCGATCCTACACGGCAGGCAACTTCAGCCTAGGAGATGGGTGGGTAACCGTCTCCGAGATTTATTCCCTTTGGAATAAACCTCCCGCCTGACGAGTAATCGTCAGG